AGGTAAAGTCACTGTGTTTGCCGGAGAATCAGGCGCAGGCAAATCATATATCTGCAGTGGCAACATCATTAAAAATGCACAAGAACAAGGTATCTTTGTTGTGCTGATTGACAGTGAAAACGCCTTGGATGAAAATTGGCTCAAAGCACTGGGTGTTGATACCAGCGAAAGTAAATTGCTTAAATTGAGCATGGCTATGATTGACGATGTGGCCAAAACTATCTCAACATTTATGAGTGACTACAAAGCGTTACCAGATGGTGAACGTCTCAAGGTAATGTTTGTAATTGACAGCTTGGGTATGTTGCTGACACCAACAGATGTCAATCAATTTGATGCAGGTGAAATGAAGGGTGACCTGGGCCGTAAACCCAAGGCACTGACATCACTTGTGCGTAACTGTGTAAACATGTTTGGTAGTTACAATGTGGGACTGGTATGTACCAACCATACCTATGCATCACAAGACATGTTTGATCCTGACGACAAGATTTCAGGTGGGCAAGGGTTTATCTATGCATCAAGCATTGTAGTTGCCATGAAAAAACTCAAACTCAAAGAAGATGAAGACGGCAACAAGATTTCAGATGTCATGGGCATTCGCGCTGCATGTAAAGTTATGAAAACACGCTATGCCAAACCATTTGAAGGCGTACAAATTAAGATTCCTTATGAAACAGGTATGAACCCTTACTCAGGTCTTGTTGACTTGGCGGAAAAGAAAGGCATGTTAAAGAAAGATGGCAACAGACTTGCTTTTACTACCAGCGATGGAGAAATAATCAAACAGTTTCGCAAAGCCTGGGAAAGCAACGAAGCCGGGTGTTTAGATAAAGTTATGTTAGACTTTCAAAATCACAAAGAAGAGGTAAGTATCACTGACAATAATTCAGAGGAGTAATAATATGTCAGCAGAACTAGCAAGTGAACTTTGGGGCGAAATCAAACGTTATGTCAATGAGATTGATCGTAACGAAGCAGCAGAAGTCTATGTCAGTACGTTAGTTGACAACGACATTCACATAAATGAAATCAAAACAGCCTTCCGCGGAGATTCAGATATCAAACGGGCACTACTGCCCTATCTTGAAGAAGAAGAACCTGAAGAAGAATATGATGATCTTGAGGATGAAGAAGAATACTGATGTGGTATAGCCGCATAGTTGCTGATATCAGCGCAATTCCTGATTTTATAGATCACTATGAGTCAGAACTAGCTCTGGCCAAAAATGATTGCCGTATTTCGGGTGTTGTAGAGAAAAACATCACTGCATTACCGGGCATCACTGAGCACCGCTTTAATCAGTTGCAAGAGATCGAAGCAGTGCTTAACTATCTCAATATTCAGTTACGTAAAATACGTAGACGTCACTTTCAAAAATATCTTGAAGGATACGCTCGGGCATTGTCAAGTCGTGATGCTGAAAAGTATGTAGACGGTGAAGATGAGGTTGTTGATTTTGAGACAATCATCAACGAAGTTGCTTTGCTTAGAAACAAGTGGTTAGGCATAATGAAAGGCCTGGATTCCAAACAGTGGATGACTGGGCATGTAGTAAGATTACGCACTGCTGGCATGGAAGATGTTGCCGTCTGACCCAATCTTTAAAATTGATGATAGTTTTATTTGGATTAATCTTAGGCGATATAATCGGCAACAACTCAAAAACAATGAATTGGCTGAAGATATTGCAGCACAGATACAACAAAATCCAGGCATTGGACCACTGATTCAGGACCAAAAGCTATTGCTTGACAGCATGTACGAAGGACATAATCGTGATGATTACAATTTAGCTCAACAGAATCTTGCTCAATGGCATTGGTATTCAGATCAACGATGTGTTTGGATCAATAACGTATTTGATCGCAATGATCACACCACAGTGAGTTTACCAGCAAGAATGGTAAATCACTGCGGATTCTTAGATCATGTACGCAATCAAAAGATTGATTGGAATGGGTTGACTCGAACACACATCTTGTTGTGCTTGATGCGCAGACCCACTGCGACTCGTAGTCAGATATGTAAGTATATTCTTGATACTTTTAGTCCAGAAGACTACGTATTATCATACGGTTCGGCAGTCCCAGCTCCATGGTTTGATGATATTGCCAACACCAACTTGCCAATTTTGCTTGATGGAAACACAAACAATGGAGATGCGTATCATCTCATGTCCGATCCTAGAGCGTTTGGGTGCTTAGTCAATTTGGTAGCGGAAACTAGCGATCAAATTTATAATAATGCTGATGTAGGATATGCCTCTCAATTCATCACTGAAAAAACTTTCAAAGCATTTGCGTGGTATCAGATACCTGTATGGAGTGCGGTGCCAGGAACAGTGCAAAGAGTTCGTGAGTTAGGGTTTGACGTGTTTGACGACTGGGTCAATCATGACTATGATGTAGTTGAAGATTATACAGCTAGATTAGATAGGTGTTTAGGTGCTGTTAAAAATTTAGTACACAAGATTCAAGTTAGTGGAATACAACAAGTACATCAAACACTTATGCCAAGATTTATTGAAAACGATGTTGTGCTCAATCGGTGCCAGAGACGCACACGAGCAGATTTTGATCAAGGTCTCAAACGATTACAGTTGAAAGGACAACTATGAAAGCAGGAAAAGTCTGGGGAGTTACTGAGCTTCTTGAAGCCAATGGTGTTTTGGAATTTCATCGCATTGAAGCTATCAAAGGTGGTGTTTGTAGCAAACACAAACACAAATACAAGTGGAATGGATTCTTTGTTCAACAAGGTCAACTGTTGATTCGTGTTTGGAAAAACAACTATGAGTTAGTTGATGAAACTATTTTAAACGCCGGGGACTACACCAAAGTTGCTCCTGGTGAGTATCATCAATTTGAAGCGTTGAAAGATACTGTGGCATTTGAACTGTACTGGGCAGAATTTGATCACACTGACATTGAAAGAGAAACTGTGGGATTCGCCAAGGATGAGTAAAAAAGTATTGGTCACTGGCAATGCTGGGTATATTGGCAGTCACCTGACCAACATACTTCGACGAAATAAAAAGTATCAGGTTTGGGGGCTTGACTACAACGCACCACACGTTGAAGTTTATGATCACCTAAATGCTGACATTAGAACTATACCCAGGATTGATTTTGTAGAGTTTGATACAGTGATACATTTGGCTGCGTTAGTCAATGTTGGTGAAAGTGTGCGTGATCCAATCAGTTATTATCGTACCAATATTACAGGCACTGAAAATGTGTTGAGTAAAATAAAATATAAAAATTTTATCTTTGCCAGTACCGGAGCAGCAGTGGGCTGTGCCAGCCCTTATGGTATTAGCAAACGTGCAGCCGAACAGGTGGTGTATCAGTACTGCCAAGAAGAATCAATCCCTTATACCGTCTTTAGATTTTACAATGTAATAGGCAGTGACGGAATAGCACCCACCAATCCTGATGGGCTGATGCTGAATCTAATAAGGGCTCCCAAGACCGGTAAATTTACTATTTTTGGTAATGACTACAACACCGCCGATGGCACTGCCGTCAGAGACTATGTACATGTTAATGAAATTTGCCAGGCTTTGATAAAAGCCATAGAGCATCCGGCTAATTGTACTGAGAATCTTGGCCATGGCCATGGTAGTTCTGTGCTTGAAATGGTTGAATTATTCAAGCAAGTAAATGATGTTGACTTTGATATTAGTTTTGGTCCTCGCAGATCTGGAGATCTAGAACGCAGCGTACTAGACGAGCCGTCGGATTATCTTCCAACTTTATACAGTATAGAAGATTTACTCAAAATCTAAATCTAGCGTAATATACGCAGATAAATATCCTATACAACCAATAGGGTAGAAAGAAAATTAATGTTTAAAGTATTCATAGGATGGGATCCACGCGAAGCTGAAGCCGCTGAAGTTTGCCGCCACAGTATCTTGAAACACAGCACAATACCAGTACAAGTTGAATTTTTGAAGCAATCAGTGCTGCGTGATCAGAAGCACTACTGGCGAGATGTTGACCCCACCTCTAGTACAGAATTTACCTTTACAAGATTCTTAGTGCCTCATCTCATGGGGTACTCTGGATGGGCCGTGTTTGTTGATTGCGATTTTGTGTTTACTAGCGATATACGAGAATTGTTTCAACACATGGAATCAAAGTTTGCAGTTCAAGTGGTCAAGCACAAATATCAGCCCACCAATAAAATTAAAATGGATGGACAAGAACAGCATCCATATCCACGTAAAAACTGGAGCAGTATGATGTTGTTTAACTGCAGCCATCCCAGTTGCAAAAATCTCACACCTGAAGTAGTAAACACACAGACCGGGCAATACCTACATAGATTTGAATGGGTCAACAGCAATCTTGAAATTGGTGGCATTGGACCCGAGTGGAACTGGCTAGTGAATTGGTACAAAGAACCCAAAGACGGCACTCCCAAAGCTATTCACTATACCGAAGGTGGTCCTTGGTTTGAAAACTATCGTCACTGTGAGTACGGCTGGCATTACGCCGAGGCCCATCAGAGTTGGCAGAAAAGTCTTCAGACTCCCCCGGTGCCACATCAGTTTGAAAATATCCCCCCAAAGATGACAGAGTTATTTGAAAAAATAATTTCTTATCGCGTAGATCCTGCGGCACAGTACTATGCAGAGTCGGACTACGAGCAAATAATAAAGGATTTAGCCATGCTTAATAACAAGGCTGCAGTGGCAGTCGAAGCCGACACTGTTGAGGAAGCCAGTGATAAACTTGAAGCCAAAGGACAAAATTATGATCCATTCCTAAAGAGTTTTATTTTAGGATCTGGTGGACAAATTTCAGTCTGGGATAAAACATCCGAAGAAAAAGCCCCAGTAGTACTACGAGGAGTTACCAAACGCAAACACATGGATGCTTGCCGCACTGCTGGTAGAGATTTCTATTACATTGACACTGGATACTTTGGTAATGGACGTAAGAAAACTTATCACCGCATCACAAAAAACGACATGCAGTATCTTGGCGAAGTCAAGCACCGTCCAAGGGATCGTCTATCAGCTACAGGATTTGCCTCAAGAAAGTTTAGACCCGGTGCAAACATTTTACTGGCACCGCCCAGTCAAAAACTGTTGATGTGTTATGGTATTGATCTAGACAAGTGGTTGGAAGAAACTATTGCCACTATTAGATTGTGGACTGACCGTGAAATCATTGTACGCAACAAACAGAGTCGATCAGTGCGTCAAAGCTCAGATACCATGGAAATGGCTCTAGAGCGCAACATTCATTGCTTAGTGACTTTTTCAAGTATTGCGGCAGTGGAAGCAATCATGATGGGCAAGCCAGCAATTACCCTGGGACCAAGTGCTGCTAATCCAATTACATCTCGTGATCTCAAAGATATTGAAACCCCTTTTATTCCCACATTAGACGAAGTTGAAGAGTGGGCTGCGCATTTGGCCTACTGCCAATTTACAGAACTGGAAATGCGTGATGGTACTGCCTGGCGCATATTAAACGAAGATGCATGACGTAGTAGTTTACTTTAGCAGTTTACAAAAGCAAACCGCCAGTAGAAAAATTGATGTTTTACAGGCCTTTGCTGATGGTGCACGGTCACAGGGTGCCCGAGTGCATGTTGAAACCAGTTACAATGTAAAACCCGCACGCCTGGCTGTGATATTGGGATGGCCCAGTCCCCTACAAGACGGTCCTAACATACGCTTACGACAGGCAGTGGTCAAAGAACAAAAACGTCACAACAATCATGTCATGGCCATTGATGCTAGTACGTTTAAATTTCATGACCCCAATGGAAAATATCTAAGATATAGCCTCAACGGTGTGTTCTACGATACTGCGGAGTATGCCAACAAAAACAGCGACGATTCGCGTTGGAATATCATCAGCCAAGACTTAAATTTACAAATGCAACCCTGGCGCAATCGTGGCAGTTACGTATTACTGTTGATGCAACGAGATGGTGGGTGGTCAATGAAAGGTATGAATCCTATTGAATGGGTGCAACACAAAATCCATGAAGTTAGGGCAGTGACAGATTTACCCATAATGGTACGGCCGCATCCTGGCAAGCATATTGATCTATCGCAATTGGCACAATTTAATGTCATGCTCAGTCCCAGTAAACAAAGATCACTCTACGATGATCTGTCAGATGCACAAGCGGCCTGTGTGTTTAACTCTAGTTCAGGAGTGGCTCCAATCTTAGCCGGAGTACCGTTGGTGGTCGATGATCGTAGTTCGGTGTGCTGGGACGTTTCTCTACACGATGTTGCTCGTATTAGAGATCCAGAATTCTTCTCAAGAGAGCAGTGGATTTATGATTTAGCAGCATGTCACTGGAGCGACGAAGAAAGTCGCCAGGGTTTGGTATATCAAAGATTTATTCCTTATATTCAATAATCAGACCGATAGGATTTGCCCACGTGCCAATCTCCTTGGTATGAGTTGGGTCCTTTGAAATAGATATACAAGTCTGATCCACGCCAGTCTTTAAACTGATCCCAATACCATTGTTGTGTGCGTTGAACTGAGAAGAATTGTTTGTCGTATAACTCTTGTTTTTTGCTTTTGACTGGTGTTGTTAAAGGATCTAATAATCCAATAAAACAAAATTTAGTCGTATAACTCATCAACAACTCTACTACCCAAGACATATCATCATCAGGAATACTACCCACCACCTGTGTGCAAATTACACAATCAAACTTTGAACCTGCCACAGGCAGCTGATCAATTCCAGGCACACAGGGATCGTACATGAAATAAGATTCAATGCCAATACGTTGATCCAATGTCATTGCATCAGTGAACACATTGAATTCAGGTGTTGGCCATGTTACTGGAATAGTATACTGATCGCCACGGCCGCATCCATAATCAAGCATGGTTTGAGCTTGGTACTTGGCAACTAGATCAGCAAGATGCAAGGCATACTTTTTGCTGTCATTACCTCCCCAGCCTTTTTTGAGAAGTTGGTAATTTTTACCTTGTTCAATACTGGTATTATAATATTCGCTGGGCATTTTTTGGATTTTTTAAAGCCCACCAGGCCACTGCTGCAGTGACTTTGTGGTACTGTGATACAAAGTCATAGGTAAGTTGCCACTCATCAGGATGTGTATAATTATTCCTTATCAACGGCATGTGAGTTCGCACTGTGTAAGCACGAGTCTCAGGTAACATCAACAATCTAAAAGTTCTATTTCCACTTTTGAGTTTTTTAATATTTTGCCCTTCCCACAGTGGTGCGTCTGTTGGCGGTATTTTTTCTCGGTTGGCACATATCACAAAGTCTTGTACCTTGGGAAATCCCTGTGCAGGTATGCGATTATAATTTTCTCCAAAGTCTGTGACCAGTTCCATGCCAATGTATGAGAGATCGTTTTCATTGTCAATGATCATTGACAGTTCTTTGAAAACGACATCAACTGCTGCATCGCTTAACCAAACGTCAGTGCGCATCTTGATTATGTATTTCTCAGACATCAACGACAATGCTTTGTAAAAATCCCAGACCTGGACGACACCTGCTAAATCACTGGGACAATTTCTTGGCCAGGCTTGATTCCATGTATAGTCATAGATTTGTATGGGCCAATTTTCTCTCAATCTGCTCCATAATTTTTCATGGTTTGCACGACCAATATCTGCAAATCTTGGTTCGCCAATATAAAATATACCGATCATAATTTTTGCCAATCCCACCAGTTGTGGATTTGAATATCGCGTGGCTCCCACCCTTGTTGTCGTCGCCACCAGTTCACAGCATCCTGCATGGGGTGCGGCGATATCATGTTTTTCTTGCCTAGTTTGGCTTTGTCATCAACAATGTAACTCTGTATGTAATCGCAACATACCAATGTATCGTCAGGATACTCACTGTAATCTTGTCGTATCAGATAGACTTGGCACAGTATTCTATAAGTCTTGACTGTTTGCTCCCGTCCATTTTTGCCAACTTGTTTATCAGGCACAACGAATCTAAACGTTTTATTGCCGCTGCGACGTTTGTTGGGGTTGATTTCGTCTAGCTTTTTCACTACATCTTCAAAACTTTTTAAACTATCTCTGCGAGCCGCCACAACAAAATCTTGTACATGTGGATCGTAATTGATGTTGACCGCTAATTTTAAATTTTCTGCCCCAATAGTATCGTTGACCCAATCACTGCCAAAATATGCTATGCCGTACTCATTGTTGACAAGTGCTTGTACTTCGTTGACTATGACCGCTATGCTAGATGCAGTGAACCATAGATCAGTTCTCAATCTAACTACAATGGGTTCTTGTGTGCGTTGTACACCGCGCATAAAATCCCAGACTTGAACCGCACCACCTTGTCCTCGACGGTAAACAACATCAGGATCATCAATATCCAGTGGTGGATCATAAGGGCAACTCCCACGATCAGGGTCATCTCTAGTAAACCTGTAGACATTGACAGGTGCTAGTTCTGTCAGCCGATCAATTAATAGTTTATGGTTGGCTTGCGCGATGTCTTGATTGTGTCTGACATCACCAGTATAAAACACTGCTATCACAAAAAGTCTCCTATGGTATCACTGTCTCGCGGTATGTTGACTGCTATAGCCCTTGGATAAGGGTTAGCATGATTGTAGTCATTGATCAGTATACGTTTGACATTCTTTAATCCAGTAAGCAAGGTAAAATCTTTGAACCCCAATCCTTCAAGCATGGCATGTATTTCACTGTGACGCTTGGTGGGCCTGGCAGTGGTAAACACCAATTGTGATCCTTGAGCAACCATGTCTTGAATTAATTTAATATTCTTAACCAGTGGAATGGGTGGTTCTCCAAACTCTTCTCTGGCCTGTGCGTGTACAATAGTACCATCAATATCACAGAAGATCACAGCCAGATCATTGTAAGCATGCCATTCTTCGGCAGTGCCAACGTCAACATATTGATCAACTGCTTGTGCAACAAATACATGTCCTTGTTCTAAGCAACGTTGTATGACATGACTGACAAATACTTCACTGCCGGAGTAACTGAGTTCATCATATGCTACAACAAATATTGCGGCATTGGCAAACTTGTATCCGCCCACACAAAACAGCTCACTGATAATTTGCTTTTCTGCAATCTTGGCAATGACATTATGCTCATTGACACGTACAAAACTTTTGCTGGCTAACCTTTTTAACACTTCATGTTTGGCGATGTTGCTGACACAGACATAGTTGCCTGATGGTGTGTCATGCGTAAAAAAACTATCGCAATCCTTGATCAGGATTTCTTGACTGGGATCAATGTTGGCTCTTGCAATAATTTCACGCACGGTGTGTGCGGGACCTGTAGTTCTTTCAGGAAGTATCACAGGGTTAATACGATCACCGTATTTTTCTTTGAGATATTTCAGCACAGGATACGACTCTACATGTTCTTTGAGCACGCCAATGGTGACGCGATGTTTGCCCACATACTGTTCAATTGCACGTTCAATCATCATAGATCCGCTGTGATCAGTTAGGGTATATTTTGGGCGCATGCTCGGGAAGCGAGTGCTTAGGCCAGCAGCTGGTACTATTATTTCCATAAATTTTCTATTGCCTCTACGATAAATTTTTGTTCTAAACTGTCAGAGTCACAGTATCGGTAAACACGCAACAACATTAAAATTAACAATGCAGGATTGTCTGCCGCAGACCATTGATCAAGTAATCCTTGCTGTAGATACTGCAGCTTCTCATCAAGGTCTGCGGGATTGTTACGTAGGAACCAACCACATTCAATGTCTTGGCGAAGTTTACAGATATCAAATATATAACTATCCCAGATTCCACTCTGTGCATCAATTAGGTAAAAGCCATTGTCAGGATGCCATAAGATATTTTCAAGAGTCAAGTCGCCATGATAAGGGCTTCTGGGAATTTTGTCAGGAATATGTTGTAGAATTTCTTCGGCACTAAACGGCATGACATCAAGATCAATCATTTCCAGAAAATTTTCTACTGTGGGCCGATAATCAACCCATTGCATGGACATAGTAAATCTAGTTAGAGTTGACTTTAAAAACTCCAGCAAAGGTTTGGGATCATTGTCAATCAAGTAAGTGCGCATGTCAATGCCATTGATGTATTCCATGTCCATGGTATCATCAAACACATGATATATTTCAGGCATTGGTAGTCGGGGAACTTGTCTCTCTAATTCAACACAACGGTCAAGATTTCGTGCAATATTTCCTTGCTTGCGTACAAACAAACGGCCATGCTTGATCATCAAGAAAATCTTGCTGCCACTGTGTCCATGAAATTGTTGTACAATACGTGCTGCCATTATTTTGTTGCCACCACTCTTGAGTCAATGCTGCTTTTACCATATTGGTTAGATTGTATCTCTGTGCGAGAGAAACCTGCTTCTTGAAACAAACGACACATTGATTCGGCACTGTATCCCCACTTGTGTAGCATTGTGGGGTCAGGGTATCGTGCTGAGTCACCATATATACCAGATACCGTGCGTTTGGTCAGGCGCTTGTCTGTGGTCCAGAAGCAGTCAGGATTCTTTACTACTTCCTGGCACATTTTCAGTAAGTCCGGCCATTCCATGGCAACTGATCCACCCGGCCGGCATATTCTATAAAACTCACGAAACATGGGCATCACATACTGCCGACTGAGATGTTCCACTACATGTACAGTGAGTATTTCATCTACGGTGTTATCTGCTAATGCAAATGGCTTGGTGATGTCTTGGATCACAACATCTGGATCATGCTGCATATACTCACCATCTACATTAATCCACCCTGCGAGTTTTACAGTGCCACATCCAAGGTGCAAGCGCACCGGCTGTCCGGCGGATTTAACAGTTGTTACTACATCAGCTAACATTTTTCTTAGTTCCTATTAAATTAATTAACAGATAAGGCACATACTTTTTAATTACCTGACCTTGATCATCTCGTTCAATGTACAACCACTTGTTGTCTCTACCTACTTCGTTTCTGTGTATCCAACGAATGTCTCCGTCATTTTCAGTTGAGTACGCATAGCGATCCCATTCAAAGTCAGGAAATAGATATTCTATGGCCCTAAAACTAAAACGATAATAGTCATCAGGGTAGGCATGATAACGCCAGGCCCAAGGCACACAGATATAGAGTTTACCTCCGGGCTTGACTACTTCGGTAAGTTTTTCTGCCATGACCCAAGGGTTTGGTACATGCTCCATCACACTGCAACAAATCACAAGATCAAAATGACTCTTGGGCAATGGATTTTCTGGTGCAGTTAAATCGCAAACTACATCAACGTCGTTACCTGGCACTAGATCTGTGCCAACATATTCCTCGGCATTGGCAGCAAAGTAACTGCGAAATCCAGTGGCGTTTTCTCTGGCACCAATCTCTAGTATTGAGCCTGTGACTTCGGGACAAACTGCTTTGATATAATGTAAATCATTTGGACTACCCACGCATAACTCCTAACCATCGTTGTGCTATTGCTACAGGACTATAATTTTCAATAGTATGTTGTTGTCCGGCTTGAATCTTTTGCAAAGTCTTGCCAGGATGCTCTCTTGCCCAGCGAATTCCCAACATTAGATCTTGCTGTTGCCAGGTCCACGCTTCAAATTCTACATAACTGGACAGCGGTGTTGTCACTACAAATTTACCACTCATCAACCCATCAATAAGACGATTGGCACTTTTGGTATCAGTTCTGTAATTTGTATGTACCACCGGAATAAACACTATGTCTGTGGCAGATAGAAGTTGCCCTTGCAACTCCCAGTCCCATTCTACAAAATGTAATCGATCAAAGTTAACGCCCGAGAATACACCACGCCGCTGGCGCTCTATCATCTTGTTTTTTATTCGATCAGCCTTGGCAGTGATTATTGTGAACTGATAATTTTTAATTTGTGATTCAAGTTGCTGCCAAAGTTCTACCCAAGGCACAAACTTTAAACTGGCACTGCTGCCAAACCACAACAGTTTTACATCGTTACCCGGAGCAAAGCCTGGTTCTAATACTGGACGTTCTGCTGGATCTGGAATCACTGTACTGTCACGTCCGGTGGTTTCTTTAACACTGATGCCCATTTGTTCACTGTTAACTGTTATAGCATCGGCTGCAGCACAGCATGGTTCATATTCTTCTTTTTCGTCAAACTTGTTGTCGCAGAGATCATAAATGGTATGTGCTCCAAGCCGCTTGGCTTCGAGTATATCTGTGGGCTGAGAATTTTTTAAGAATACCACAGTGGTGTTGGCATCAACTCCCTCAAGACTGCGCCCACAGGTGGCATTATACCCCATGTTGGCCAATGTGTTGGCCATGAGCTCGCCGCGTAGCCTATGACTGGCACGTTTGTTTTTAAACCTACCACTAAAAAATACAATCTTCATTTGACGATCCTTATAGCGCATTGAAAGTAATTGTTTCTAAACAGTATTTCAATCTCTCGATTGTTTTCTGTGATCCATTCTTTGAGAGCTAGATATTCGTGTTCGGCCCAGTTGGTATACTCTGTGGGTCTTGCCCAATAGTAGAATTCATCAAAAACAATTACAGTACCAGGCACTATTTGTTTGTCTAGTAGAGTGAGTACAGTTTTGGCACTGGAATACAAATCACAGTCAATGTGAATAAATTTAACTGTGTTGGTGTGTTTGGATTGCCACGCAGGGATGCTGGCATCAAACCAGCCTTGGACTAATTCAACATTGGGAGCAACCTTGGGTAATGCATTCACAGCAAAATGTCCTTGCTCCAGTGTCTTGTGATTGTTTAAGCTCCAGGTTTCAGGTAGTCCTTCAAAACTATCAAAACCAAACACAGTTTCATCGCCAATGTATTGTGCGATGCGATTGATAGTGAATCCTTCATGTACTCCAAACTCACAATTTAGTCCGTCAGTTTGAACTGCTTCAACAGCAGACTTTAGTAGATGAAACTTTTGTTTGTTACGACTGCCCTGATCAATTACAGTGGCATTATGAAACAATTCAATGTTGTAGTTTTCAGCAGTTATCATGTTTATCTTTGTTGTAATTATCAAGTGTTTGTTGTCTACGTTCAACTACTGCTTGATAGTGATGCGGAGCCCAAGGCTTGTAGTAATCTGTTTTGAGCAACGCACGATGTCCGTTGAGAATATCACTGAGCTTGTTGATTATCACTATACAATAAGGTCCTTGATTAAACAGCCCAGTATACCGGCTTTGTGTTTTTAACGCAGTACCAAATTGACAGTATAAGTCATTGGCAACTACTCTTGCATTGAGTTTTTTCATGTAGCGTTTCAAAAACCAATTGTGTTTGAATCTTGGCGGCATCACTAGCACTCGCACAGTGTAGGTTGTGTCAATGACTTGTTGTACATTTGATTCTACAAAATTAGTTGCAGAGTCTGATTCATACACTTGTATATCCAGCAAACCTTTTAGTCTAGCTGCGCGAGCATAGGGACACGGTGGAAATTTATAATCATAGAACTTATGATCAACTTCAATGTATCCAATTACCCAATCTAAGATATCTTGTCGTATGTGGTCGTGGGTCATTTGTAGATATAAGGATCTTCTTCTCGTGTTTGTTTGAGTCTGCGTCTAAACTCATACATTATCTTGATTCTATAAAATATGTCAGCGAGCCATTGCATTGAAGTGTCCTTAATTCCAGCCCATGATCCAGTCATCTTTGACTTGATCTAATCGTACCATTCCCCATTCTTGCAGCAGTCCAATGGCAGCGTGTTGCCCATACTGATTGCTGTACGCATCATGAGGTTTTTGTTCTACTACCACAACAGGACGACACCTAAGAATTGTTTCCTTGGCACCCTGTATTATGCGATACTCAAATCCTTCGCAATCCATTTTAATATAGTCAATGTCATTGTAATTGTAGTCATCAAGTCTACGCACCTCGGTATCTCCGTTGCCCAGGCTATTGGGATCAATGTGAGTGTGTCCCATGTTGTCCATGGTAATGTTCATTCGAGCAGTGGTGGCTTGATCGCCCAGGGCAATTGATTCAACCTGTAACTTTGTGCTGTTGACGTTCTTTGTCAAACAGTCACGGAATATCGCCACAGGTTCAAATGCAATCACAGATCCAAACCGTTCACACAAGTCACGACTCCATAGGCCAACATTGGCACCAATGTCTAGAGCTACTCTAAAATTTTTCACATAGGTTAGACTACGGTCACGCACTTGGTATTGATATCGTGCTGGCCCACCTTTGGTGACGCTCTTGTTCAGCATCTTTTGAAAGTGTGTTTCACCATTGGGAAACCACCATCCCATAAATTCATTCATCAAATGTTTCCTTTATAATATGATGTGCTGTGCCGTCGGCAAGTTCTTTGTTGTTAAATTGTCCATACGCAAGATGATTGGCCCAGAGTTGTCTTTTGGCGTCGTCAGGAAACCAAGGCGTTTCAAGTTGCGATAAATCAGTGTTGGCCACTGGGCGAGCTGCATTACATGGCGCCAATACGAATGCCGGCACTCCGGCCAACACAGCTTCGGTGGCAGCAATACTATTAAATGTCACTAATGCCCAGACATCATCTTGCAACGCTGTTTCCATATCATTGTTGATACGTTGTTGACGATTGGGATTACGATCACGTATCTCAATGGGACGATCAGTGTACTGTTTGATCAAGTTGACAGTATTGGTAGTCCAAGCGTCTAAATCAATGTCATAAAACTTGCACGGCTTTTCGTCCGGCACTGCCAACAAAATTTTACTGCCACGCTGCCTTAATGGTAGTATGGGATGCTGTAGGCTACGCCAACGATCATCAGGCCTTAGCACAACTGCATCATGCTGCAAATCGTTTGGAACTAATCTGTGCCAAAGTTTAAAACCATTGGGGTTGAGTGGATTACGACGATTGCCTATGTATCCTGAATCCATGTACAAAAACTTACGGTTATCCGCCCAGCACTGCTTCATGATCTTGTGTTTGAGAATACCGCGGATTACCAATGGAGATCGACTGGCTTCGTAGCGCCAGGTTTCCAACACAGTGGGTGCAACCTTTGCACCCTGTGCAAATAATTCAATGTATTCATCTGTGCCATTCTTGCTGAGATAGATCCAATTCTTCACTGCTGAGCTCTCCAGTAACTCTCTGTGCGTTGTACCTTGAGATCTCTTTGTAAACTTTTACCAGTGGTTTTTCTATCACCTTTGAGATGATCAAGGTATGCACCCCACATGGAGTTAATAAGTGGATGCCCTTCACCTGTGATCAATCCCGCAGCCCAGTCACGTTGACGCAGTCCTTCTATACGTAGCCGAACAGCATCAAACACAAAACTGTCATGCCATTCATCTAATAGAAAAATACCTTGTTCGGCTTCATCATACATGTGCTGAAATTCTCGTAAGAATCTTTTGGTACCTTTGGTATGCAGTTGCATGGCATACAATCCACATTCGGAAAATTTATTTCTACGACCAAGATAGCAAAGATCATGTTGTTCTTGGCACATTGCATCTAAAAACTCTTCGGTTATCGTGCTGTGGCACACAGTGTCAGCATCCATCCAGAGCAGCCAAGGTGTAGTGACAGTTTGGGCAGCATGGAACACAGCATAGACTTTGTGTGAGAATCGCACTGCATTCCATTTGAATCCTTTGCCAGCATCCTTGCGTCGCGATCTCACAGGATCTGCACTGACATCGCCTGTGGCCTTGGGAACCGTACCCCAGGTCTGTTTGAATTGAACCAATCCTGGTGATGACTCTTCAAGGTCATACACTTCAATGTTGGGCTGAGTACAATTAACCAAATGCTTGCACCCTTCGGCATACACACGCAGCGTCACTGTGGTGGGCCAAGTTTGGGCAAAGGTATCAATCATACGTTGGCCGTATTGATTATAACCGGCTTCATTAAAAGTGGTAATTATAGTATAT